CTGCTTTTGTTTCTTGAGTTACAGTCCACATATTCAATCCTCTGTTTGCCCAATCAGCAAACATAAGATTCAAAGAACGTCTAGCAGTTCTAGCATCATAACCAGTTCTCATTTCTAAGCCACATCTCTCATATGCCTCTTCAATAAGTTCAGCTACGTCTAAATCAAAGTCTCTTGAGTTTGAAGTTGCCACTAGACTTTACCACCTCTTCTCAACTTTTTAACGCCAGAATCTGCTTTTAAAGTGATACCTTTTTTACCTTTACCAGCTTTTAAATTACGTTTTTGTGCTGGTGTTAAACCTTTGATTGTAACTGATTTACCAGACTTAGCCATCATCATAGGTCTTCTTCTTGTAGTTCCACCACCCATTAATTTTTTAACACCCGCGTCTCCTTTTAAGGTAATACCTTTTTTACCTTTACCTTTTTTAAGTTCCATCTTTTGTCGTGGTGTTAAGCCACTTTGTTTTTTAGGCATTATTTTCTCCTTTTTCTAGTTAATGCTTTTACTCTTCTTGGTTTACCAGCTGGTTG